TGACTTAAATAGATGATATTCATCAATTCTTCATCATATTGTCATTTTTGAGTTTTATGGTTAACCCCATTTATATTTTATTAAAAACAGCACTGTTCAACTCAGAAAATTGAACAGTCTGATATATTGGGGAAACATAATGGCTGGTTTTTATAGAACCAATTTAGGGAGAGTTGCGCTTCAACAACGCAATATTGTTTTAAATGCAAAACAAAGACGTTTATTACTCTTAATAGACCATGAAGATTTTCAAAACTTAAATGGTGAATTTAAAAAACGCATTGCTTCTCCGGAATTGATTCAACAGCTTATCGACTTAGAGCTTATTGCCCCAACTGCCTCTACAAAAACGTTAACTGATGAAGAAATTATTTTAAAAACATCATCAATAAATAAAGTAGAAGAAAATCAAAAAGAATCTGTTGGTAGCTCCATAGCACATTCCCCAAATATTGTTGGAGAAATTCAGCTTTCCGAACAAAAAACTTTAGATCAGTCCAGTACTACATATTTTCAACCAATAATACCTTCTAAGGCTCTTTCTTTCGAAGAAATACAACTATTAATGATGAAAACGCTTAGCAGTTATTGTGGACTAATGACTAAACCACTAGTTCAAAAAATAGAGAAAGCCACAACAATACAAGAGCTTAAACTATGCCAAATACAATGGATTACCAGTTTGCAAGAATCACGAATTCCTCCTCAGGAACTTGCAAGTGCTTTACATACAATTAACTATTCAATTCAGCTTATTCAAGAAAGTATATAAATATTAAACAACTTGCTGTTTAATTAAGCATTAAATTCACTTGGCACGTATTTCGTGCTTTACCTGCCAGTGTTTTTTTCCTATGATGTGCCCCACGCATGCGCTCGTAGCTCAGTTGGATAGAGTACAGGTTTCCGAAACCTGGGGTCGTGGGTTCGATCCCCGCCGGGCGCACCAAATTTTAGTTTCAGCAAGTATCAATTCTTACCAAAACCATTGATATCACTAATATAACAAACTCTAATTAGTTTCATAAAGTACCAAAACGTACCACCAGTTACCGTAATCTTTACGGTATTTTTTCCAGTACAAACCGATACCGCAATAATTCATACCGTCAAAAACCTATCTTCTTATACTCTATAAGCTATTTTTAACCAGTATTTAACTAAAATTATTGAACATTTTTAGTACTATCATTTGTGCTAGAAGGATTTTTTCCGATTAAATTATGTTCACTTGGATCAAAAAAGATATCTAACTTTTAAAAATTAGACTCAATTTAAAAAGCAGAAGAAAAAGTTTGTAAGATTGAGCTAACATTGTAAGAAGTAGGCCTATTTAATTGGCCCCTAAAATATTAAATCGCAAGTTGAATAATTGAGAATTTACGAATGAAAGATTGGGTCTATTTTTACATCGAGCACACAATCAAATATGGTGAACCATTTTATAAAGAGATAGGTTGGTCATTAGGGTTGCAAAATAATTATATAGTTGTGAGTATGATCAGTTGCTAATCGAGATGAGAAATTGGCGTATTGATTAGTTAGCTTAATTAAAAGATTTTTTAATTAATTTCACTTCCATATGCTAAAAATTTCTTTTACTTTTAGAAAACTAATGAAACTAAAACAAACACTAGATTTAATATGGCTAATCAATTAATTGAAATAAATCAAATTATCAAAGAAATTCTTGATAAAACCGCAACTGGGCTTCCAGTCAAACCGTATGTTGACAACCCTGATCAAATTAGCTTTGCTTTCAAACATGAAATAGCTAGGCGCAACGACAAGTTGCAAGCATTTATTCATGAGTTTAATATTTTCAATAGTTTTATTGATGATGCCACTTTAGGAAATATTCTTATATCCTTAAGAAAGATCTTGCTTCATATTAATGTTCTTAATGGACTTCCTATAACAGATCTAGAACAGGCATCAATAGAAGGAGGCGGACTTCTTGAAGAAATAAATCAATTGCCAGATATTTATAACTCACACTTTTACAACACTGGCAATATAAATATACCTGCAATAAAGTCTCTTTTAATACGCATTCAGGATTCATTACAATTATTTGGTGATTTAAACATCGATTTAATTTTAAGCGAGGCTAATTACTCCGAACTCAATGATATTCTTTTAAGTATATTGGCAATTCATAATGAATACGTTTTCTCACCTGATTCCCCCCATTTGCCTAGGCTCTCACTCGAAGCGTACAAGGTACTCAAAGCGGTATCTGATAAATCTAAAAAAATTGAAAGTACAAATACTATTGAAGAATTAGGCGCTCAAGCGATAGAGATTAAAGAAAAATTTGGTTTGGTAAGTAGTGAACAATTAATAGAAGCTTTTAGAAAAGAAGCTTTATCATATGAAAAAGATATCAAAACTTATAATGAATTAATTTTAACTGTTTTTTCTATAATAATTTTTATATTAGCTATTTTAGTAATCCTTGTAATGTTTACGGATTTTCTTCATGAAATAAAAGTTATTCAATTTTATGGTTTCTATATATCCTTATTTATTTTCTTATCTACATTCTTAACTTATTTAATTAGAGAAAGAAAAAGATTACTCAATAACCAACATTATTCTAATATTAGCCACTTAGAACTTCTTGCACTACCACTATATGTAGCTCAGCTTTCCGATAAAACAAAACAGGATGATCTTATAGTTCACTTAAGTAGTCGTTATTTTCTAGGCCCAAACCCCTCCTCAAATAACGAAGAAGCTACAAATAATATAACTACTGATAAACTCAGTGAAGTTATTAAATTGGCTCAAGAGATTAAATCCACTATGAAAAGTTAGGATGAAATTTATGTGCTCAAACTACGAACCTATTGCAAAAGATAGAATTCACTTGTTGGATCTGTTTGAGCCAACATTTGAATATAAATCTCACATATACCCTAACTATGAAGCTCCCCTTTTATTCTCTAAAAAAGAGCAAATGGAATGGCGATTAGCTCGCTTCGGCTTGGTGGCCCCTTGGGTTAAAGATCTTAAGAAAGTTCACAACACATATAATGCAAGAACTGAGACAATCCACGAGAAGCCCAGTTTCAAAAATGCATGGAAGAAAAACCAATTTTGCTTAATTCCGGCAGATGTAATTTTTGAGCCAAAGTATATTAATAACAAGCCAGAATGGTGGGGTATTTATCGTAAAGATGATATGCCTTTCACTATTGCTGGTATTTATGAATATGCGGTAGTCAACGGCGAAGAAATCAGATCCATGAGCATGCTTACCATTAATTCTGATCACCACCCTTTCATGAAGCAATTTCACGCGCCCACCGATGAGAAGCGCTCTATCATTGTCATCCCACCTGAACTAAGAAATGATTGGCTGCATTGCAAACATGAAGAAGCTAAGGATTTTTTCTTAGATATGCCAGCTGATGAGTTCGTAGCACAACCAAGATCAGAATTGAAGAAATTCCGACCAAATGCACAATAATCAGCGACAAGTTACGACTAGTCATTATTTATCCACAACTTTTTAAATTTGAAATTTAACTAAGCTCTAGCATATCATCTTGAATATGTTACAAATTCAAGTTGGGAGATATTCTATGAGCGAAATTGCACCATCCATCATCCAGATAAAACCATATCTACAAAGTAGTATTGTTTTATCTGAAGCCTTATCAATCAAGCAAGTTATACCAACCACTCACATGCTTGTCCCCTATGCTCTAGAGAAGATTTCAGCAGGTTTTCCCAGCCCAGCACAAGATTACATAGACAAAGCGCTCGATATGAATGAGCACCTAATAAAAAATGAAACTGCAACTTTCATTGTCAAAGTTGCTTCACTCTCAATGTTAAATGCAGGTATCGACATTGATGACGAGCTCATTGTCGATCGTAGCTTAGATGCTAAACACGGCGATATTGTGGTAGCACTAATCGATAATGATTTTACAGTTAAGCGCCTAATGATCGATGAAAAAGGCCAATGGCTCAAAGCCGAAAATCCAGATTACAAAGATATTCATTTAGTAGATGGCCAAGAGCTGCTTATTTGGGGCGTTGTTACCTGCATCATTAAAATGATAAGAAATAAGTCATGAAACATGAGAACAAAGTCTTTTTTCTCATAGATGTAAATAATATGTACGTCTCTTGTGAGAGAGTCTTTGACCCAAGTTTGAATAACAAACCCGTCATCGTATTATCAAATAATGACGGGTGCGCCGTGGCGCGCAGCAACGAATCCAAAGCCCTAAATATAAAAATGGGGGTGCCGTTATTCCAAATTAAAGACATAGTTCAAAAACATAACGTAGTAGTGCTATCAAGCAACTATGCAATGTATGCAGAAATGTCTCGGCGATTTCATACGATTCTGAGTTCGTACGTAACTGATGAAGAAGTTGAGCCTTACTCAATAGATGAGTGTTTTGTTGATTTTACCGCTTATGAGAAGAACTTTGATTTAGAGAAGGTTGGCCAACAAATGCGACAACAAATATGGAAATGGCTAGGCCTTCCTGTCTGTGTCGGAATCGGCAGAAGTAAAACAGAATCTAAGATTGCTAATCACATTGCTAAAAAGAATCCCGGCTTTAACAGTGTGTGCGATCTGGTGTCCATGGATCCGTGCAACAAAGAATATTATTTCGCTCAAATCGATGTCAGTGAGGTTTGGGGAGTTGGTCGTAAACATGCAAAGAAGTTGCACTCTATGGGAGTTAAAACAGTATTAGACCTTGCTTGTACTGAAGCCCGCGAAATGCAACGCCAATTTTCAATAGTAATGGCCAGAACAATTAATGAATTGCAAGGCATAGCATGCATAGAGATTGAAGACACTCCTCCATCAAAAAAACAAATCATAAAGTCATGTTCTTTTGGTGCCAAAGTAACTGAGCTAGATGATTTGAAAGAAGCTATAGCAATGCATGCACAAGAAGCATGCAAGCGGTTGCGTGATGAAGAGTCACTATGTGGTTGTCTACTTGTATTTGTTCAATCAAGCCCATTTGATGAGAGTGCGCCATTTTATAATAAGTCTATTACGGGCGCATTTTCTGAACCTACTGATTGTGCAACAGACTTTGTAAAGGCAGCAGTAAAGATGGTGTCAGATATATTTAAGGAGGGTATCAAGTATAAAAAATGTGGTGTCATATTAACAGGCTTAGAACCTAAGGCTGGCCACACCTATGACCTGCTCACAGATTTTGAAGTAATAGAAAAGAAAGAACAATTGATGAAAACACTCGATAACGTGCACGCAAAATTTGGAAAGAAAAAACTCGGTATAAGTACGTGTTATGTGCCGGGTCGCAACTGGTCAATGTCACGAGATAAACTTAGTAGAAATCCGTTTAGCTTTGATGAACTAATAACTATAAAAGACTAAAATACAATATATTAGGAAGAATGAGTTTATTTTTATGAAGAGCAATATGAAAGAAATTGAAAAATATGTTGGATATTATTTGCTTGTATATATTTGTGTTCTTGTAGTTTGTGGATTTTTTCAGTATATGGTTGTTTGCCAAGGAAAGTCTTTAGAATGTAATTTTAGTATGAATGGAATAAATACTATTATTACTACAACTGCTTATGTAATTACTCCAATTGTAGCAATTATTGGTTTTCTTTCATGGCGTAATCAAGAAACATATAAAAAATCTCAAGAACTTATTGAAATGATTCTTGATAAAATTCGTGATTTACAAAGAAGTTGGCATGCAAGCCGAGATTACGAAGATTTCAGTTTATTTCAGCAATATTGTGCGATGGAAATTTTCGGAACTAAGAATTTTGATGAGTTAGACTTATTTCAAAATATAGTAAAAAGACATGAAAAAAATATCATGATTTTTAATGATTTATTGTTTCTCAGTGACAAATTATATAATGAATGCGACTTGGATTTTAGCGAGCTTGATAAAATTAATGAAAATATAAGAATCACTTTAGAAAATAATATGGATGACTTACATAGTTTCCGTCAGGAACTGATAAACCTAAGATATGGTGGTAAACACGAAATAAAATCTGAGACAGAAATGCGTAAAATTTGTGATAAATTTGATAGTTGCTGTAATTATATTATGGGGCGAAAAGAAAATGTAGATAGACATGATTATACAAAAGAAATTAATGATACTATTCATAAATTGAGTAAAGAAGTTATAAAACTTAAGAACCAAATCTAAAATCAAACTGTTTAATCAGTACAAGGAGGATTGAGCAACAACTCATCAAAATAAATGCTAAAATTTAATATATGAGAATAATTTTGCTCAAATTCCTTTATCTTACTTAAAATCGAGCAAATATTTGCACAAATTTAAAAACCCTCCTCAAAGGGCTTTTACACAAATGACTACATTAACATTGCTATTGATCGTATGAGCTGTACATCCTGAAAGCAGAATGCATAGCAATATTAAAGCTTTCATGACATCCAGCTTTTAATTTTAGTTAGATTAGCTTTACGATCATCCAAGCCATTTGTACCGCCATTAATACGGCGTATAATAGTTAGCACATCATCACGATCAGCAAGCTCATTCAGCCCATTGTTTACCCAAAATTTACAGGCAACCAGAAAACCAATACTTGGTATTGCTACAAGTTCGGGATGAGCTTCAAAATCAATACCTAATGCTCGGCCATACTTTTGATAATTAGCACGACCGGTCAATTGGATCGGTCCGCGCCCCTTAAAGCGAACTCCATCACCAGCCATAACATTACCTAGATCTTTACGGCCCTCGTACGCTGCACCAGATGCGATTTCTTCCATATATCGAAAGTTGCCTGACTCATGTGTAAGCTGAGCGATGAAATGTGCAAAGCGTAATTCGTTATACAAAATTGCATATTCTTTTAAATGCACATTTGCAGCTAAAGCAAGTTCTTCAGCTCGGCTTTGATTTGCTCCAAGCTTCTTAAATAAGGCTGTCAATGTGCCCCGTCCTATCTTTCCATCGACTGCAACACCCAGTGTTTTTTGTAGATTACTAAAATTCATTTCGGTTTCCTTTGAATGTAAAAAACCGCCCGTAGGCGGCATTAACTGTTTTCAATATCATTTCTGGCTTTCTTAACTTCTTTGATTACTTCGATAATCGTCTTTCCTTCCTGTTTGTTGATAAAGTTAAATGTCCACCGGACCAAAGCCCAACCGGGAATACCGCAGACAAAAAAGAATCCACCAAGTGCCATCATCCCCCAAATATCAGTAATCCACTCATGAAGCCCCCACTTCACAATAATGAATGAACCACCTGCAAGACTTGATACAACCGTACAGATTAAGCCTACGGCCCACTCTTGCGGTGAGCGTGGCATACGCGTCATTAATACCACTGCTGCAACTAAAGCGACTGCTAAAGTCACCATAATTGCTGCCCCATAAAATTTTAATAATGCTGTTAAACCGCTTGTAGAAACTGGTTCCATGCCTTTTACTCCAGAAGTAGGCAAAAAAAAGCTCCCGTTTGGGTGCTATGAATTGATTAAGTTTAAGCTTCAGAAGTACTTTGAGTAATCTGATTTGTATAGTTCCAGACTGTGTTTTCCCATACATCACGTACAGCGACACGAATGTAATATGGGGTTGTTGGTTGTAACCCTCCAAAAGTAGTTGTTAAATCTGTGCCGGTCCACGTAGGCGGCGTTTGTGTAGGATCAAAATTAGAAGTGCTGCTGAGCCAAACAGCATAGTCTTTCAGGTCTGGCACTTCGCTTGGTACCCAATTCACTGTAATAGAATTAACCGTAGCTGCTGTATAAACATTTAGAAGTACTGGCGGTACCGGATTACTAATACTTAGTTCAGCATACGTGCTGATCTGGTCGCCGTTTTTACTTGCTACACGAATTGTATAAGCTCGTCCTATTCCATCAGTTTTAGCTTCTTCAATCGAATAGCTGTAATCCGTATTGGTTGTATCAACTTGCCGAATCATTGCACCATTCGACCAAACTTGAACCCGATAACCATCTGCACCGGTTGAGCTTTGCCACTGAACTTTGAACGTGGTACCCACAAACGGCGATTGAAGTGACAAGCCTTTAACACCCGCAGGGCGTCCACCGGACAATGTATAGCTATAAGCTGTTACCTCATCCAATGTCTGTTCTTTTCGCTCCAATCCATTAAAGCTAGTGAACTTCAAGAAGATCTGTTTACCTATAAGATTTTCACTAAATTCATACTCAAAAATAGCCCGATCAAGACGCACAAAAGGCTCCCCAGCGTTATGAATCTGCGCATCATCAAAGCGCCCTCGCAGAACATCACTTAAGGTATAAAGACCAGATCCGTTTAAAGTGGCCACTTGATAATTAAAAAACTCATCGCCGACTTTACAAAGCGTTTGATCGGCTTGAGCATCTTCTAATGTACCGCTGAAGATACGACTTGCGGTATTTAGCTCAATTTGTAAAGCAGTATCATCTGCATCAATCGCCGTAACCAATTGGCCATAACGTGCGGATCCGTAAATAGTCCCGATCATTTCATAGGTCGTATTATCAAGGCTAGCCCAAACGTTACAACCGCCCCAATTGATGCCACCAGACACAGCCACCCATACTTGATTCTTGCCATCTGTAAGATTTAACGGAGGTTCAAAGATAGCTGGTGCATTCACATTACCAGGTTCTTCATTTCCACCTTGATAGCCATTCGATGCTTGTGAATCGTATTCAATGGCAGATCTTGAACCTACGGCAAGTTCTTCAGCCGTGATGGTTAATTCACCGAACCCATCTTCCTCAATACGTGTAATACGTACAGGGAATTGATCCAAACCTAAAGCTTCATCGGTAATAGTGACAATATCCATTGGCTCAAGCCGGCAGTACTTCCAGCCCAAAGTAAACTCATATTCATTACGCACATAAAGCAATCGTTGTAAGCGAAGCTGTGCAGCATGTCTGGCTATTTTGGGCTCACAGAAATAATGGCTTTCTACTGGATCCTCGGTACGTAGGCCAAACATCTCAATATTTGCTTGATCCTTGGCCTCAGTCGTTTCTGTGTTGTACTGGTTGTAGCGATTGATGTATTCAATCTGCACATGATTATAAGCATCAGTATCACGGCTACGGCGTACTCGTACCGGCTCATCATCACTTATGAAATCATCATCAGTTAAGTGATAAACCGGTGTGAGATCCGGTGTAAAAGTAACGCCGTTACCAGTAATTGCTGAGTCACCAAAAGAACGGATTTTTAAACCGTCTGGACTTGGTACCACAGCACAATTTACAGCTTCGACAATTTCATTAATCGTTTCATAAGCTGGGCGTTGTTCTGTGAATGCTGGACTAATAAGAAGATTGGCTGCTCGGCAATAAGTACGGAACTCTTCAAGATCCGCCATGTTTAAATTAGGCGCGGCTCCATGACGTGGATGTGTAATAAAGTCTTCAATAACATCTGCCGGATTAGCATCGTCAATGGTCTCTGATAAAGTGATTGTGCTAATCACTTCAAAGTTATGATTTGAAAGACTGGCACTGTTCCCCATCTCATAATTCGCACATGCAACATATCCTAAATATGGGTAGTTAATAGCTTGATCAGGATGTTTTGAAACCAACCAACCCCATGGCGGGTTATTGTTTCCATCGAACAATTCAAACTTTAACTGGTCAATAGGATCTAGCGTAATAGACCCTTCCTGCTTTGTGATGTACTGATCCTTATCAACCCATATCAAGCCAATCTTTTTAATCTGGTTCTCGCACAAACCAAGCATGAGCGAAGCACTATAACTAAATGTAGTGTTGCTGGTTTTAGTGCTTCCACCCTTGCCGCCAGATTTCTCAACCGTAGTGTGAGGCGTTGCTAGAAAGTCACCGTACCAAAACATGTTTGCCGCTACACGGGTTTTGCCATACACCAAAGGCTGACAAAGCCCATAAGCTGATTGTTGAATCCGCATGGAGTTAATGCGCGTATCCGTAGTGCTAATCGTGGTACCGCCTAATAATCCACCCATTATTTCAGCCTCTTCATACGAAAAAACCCGGCAATTCGCCGGGCTAAACTTCCTTTGGTACCATCTTGGATAATCACTCCCTGATGGAGGTAACTGTGGATGACCTGTGGCCATTCGATAACAATTGCACCATGACTGATACACTTGCCAAATTGATATAAAACGATGTCACCCGGTTGTGGCGGACCTTTGATCGGATCACATACACCTAAAATGAGTTCTAAATAACGTTGCCCCATCTGGTGTAAGTGCCAGTCAGGTGGATATGGCCGCGGGTCTAAATGGTCCATGAGTCCAACTTTTTCATAGACTTCACAGATCAAAGTACCACAGTCCACCCCCACACCTTTTACTCGACCTTGATGGTGATAAGGTGTGCCGAGCCATGTAAGAGCTTCTTGAACAGCCTCTTGAGCAAGGTTATTTTTATTGGATATCACAACTTGTCCCTCACTCTATAAATAGAACTCAAGGAACTTCTGAGCACGCCAAGAAATCTTTAAGTGGCCCTCGTCATTTGGATGTAAGCCATCTGGATCGGGTCGATTTGGTGCCGTAAAGTAAATTCGATTACCTTCAGTTGTCCACACAGGCAAGTTAGACTCGTGATATAAATCAAGAAATGGTAGCGAATAATGCTCAGCATATCTTTTGATAAGTAAAACTAAGTCAAGTAAATCATAGTTGTTACCATTATTAGTTCCACTTTCGCCCCAGTTGTTCAAACGTGGTAACGGTGAAAAGACTGCAATTGTTGATGTCGTAAATTTATTGATTAATCCACTAAGAGCAATATTAATGCAACCTGACATAGTATTAGTGGTGTTATCTAGAAAATTCCCAAGCGGCTTATTTGCATATTCCCAATCATTTGTACCCCAAAATACTGTGATTAAATCTGGTTCAATTTCAGTAATTGTGTCAGCAACGTTGAAACGATCAAAATAACCTGAACCAGATTTACCATAATTCGAAAAACTTAGATTAGTAACTCGATCACGAATATAGTCATGGTAATTCTTGTTTGTTCGGAAGTTATGCTCAGTGATTGAGTCGCCAACTCCCACCCATACTTTATTAGCTAGACGACTATCAATTTTATCTAAACGGTCATGCGCCTTGGCATCGTAAGGTACTGCACCCTTAACATTGTAAAGATAGTAACCATCACTATATACATCAGCAAGCACACGCAACGAGTTACGGATATTAAAACCTTGAGAGCTCACCTCGGTATTAATAAATAAATACTTAAGATTTACATCAGTAAATGTAAATGACTTAACATTTGCATATTCAGTATCTACAAGTGTGATTGCAGTATTTTGTTTAGTGGCAAATACTGTATCTGAATCACTTAATGTCGCTGAAAATGAATATTGATGATAGCTCGGGCTATAAATGTAGTATGTTTTACCTGGCACAACATGCATAACAGCCAAAGCAGTTGGTACGTATTGAGTGCCCGCTACAGTGCCAATTTTATTAGTTGATGGATTAACATAAAAGTTTTCATAGACTACAGATTCTTCATAAATATTTTTTGAAGATGTCTCTAAGTCCGGATTTTTAATAGTTGAACCTTGTAGGTCTGCTATCTTTTCTTGTGCATCTTCATCATAAATTACTGCGTTATTTGCTTCCTTAATGATTGTTTTTAAAGGATCAGTAGATGTTATTTCATCGCCCTCATTTATCACGAGTGAGGTTCTAATATCAAAAGATCCAGTCTGAAGATAAGTATTTAAAAATAAATACTGAATGGCTTGGCCAGTAGGAATTGATATTAACTTAACATTTACCTGACTCGTATCTGTAAGTGTCAGTTTTGATGCGATACCACTTAATGCACTATCCGCCTTTACAGCTGCACAGAACCAGTTTGGAGAAAATGAACTTGCTCTGATTGCATACGTTTGTCCAGATTTAACCTCAATAATGGTTAAAGCAGTATTTGAAGCCGCTCTAATCTCCCCGTTTGACAAATTAACAAAGAAGCCATTTTTGTCTAAATCTTTAATGTACATGTTCCCAATTGCGGTAATTGGTAGCAAAGATTTAGAGTAAATTTTTGATTGATCAAAGTCACTTAAGTTTGTTGCTGACCAATAGTTTCCATCAGCCGCCCCAGCCGGCTTACTCCAGAGCCACACTTTGCCAGTATCTAAAGCCTTTGCATATGCTTGATTATCTGTAGGTCTTGTAGCCGTCAACAAAGCAGTAGTAGCATAGGTGGGGCTTTGAGTTTCAATAGGCTTGATGAAATCAACGATTGCACCAAGATTGGTTTTAAATTGTGCCTCTGTGACGGTCGGCCCAATTAAGGCGTCTTTATCAGGAACTGCCATAATATATTTCCCAAATAAAAAGCCCTGCGATTTGCAGGGCTTTGATTGAATATAAAATTGTTAAATTGATGTTTCTGGAACTGGTACGAACGGCGCACCACGGAACCGAGCACGGTTATTAAATCGGTTAGTACAGGTATCAAGTCTCTTATCACAACCTGGATAAACACGGATTGCTTCACCGATTTCAGGCATTTCTAAAAGTGGTAAAGTTAGGAGTAAAGAACCTGCTTCATGCAATCGTACGGTTCTTTTAATGCCAATATTTACCCCTTCTAAAAACTCCACAACCCCTTGGGTAAACCAGCCTTGAGGTTGACTTAAATCACAAAGTATTTGGCTAGGCGTACTATTTGCTGCAATTGTCGTATTAACTGCAAAATCAGCACTTAATAAGCCACAAGCACTATCAAACAAGGTATTTAAGCATCCTGGTGTATACAAGTTTCTTGGCATTTGAAGTTTTAAATTATCAACATCTGAAACCACACTTGCATTAATTACATACCGATCAAGTTCAGGCTCAACAATACGGCCCTCGAATAAAACGAGTGTACCTGCACTTGTATCCGTTGGCGTGTGCATATCCATAAATACACGTTCAAGCTTAAACCGAGCGCCGTCTAATATTCCATTATGGAAAGCCTGAGCTACAGGTACATCGCCAAATTTAGTACTTTCATTCGTCTCAATTGTGATAGATAAATTATCCACCTCAATCCCTAACGATAGGCTAGTTCCTTCCCGACTAATAATAGGACCATCGGCACGAAACTCTTTCCCCTGTACCGTCAAATTGACGTCATAACTTGTATAACGATACTCAATACCCTGTATGGTCGTTATGGTATACAAATCGGCCATGATGAACTGATCAGCATCCAGCAAGGCGATAAGTTGAGGTGATGCCTGTCTCATATCTTAGTTCCTAAGGATCCGATTAACTCGACCTTTCCAGCCTTCCAAAGTTTATGCATGAAGTTGACATACTGCTGTGTGTCGTCTTTAAAGCGACACCGATAATAGAAAGTGCCCGTTACAGTCACCTCTACACCCTCCTCGATCGGCTGTGAAAGTACGTATTTGCCGTCACTCGTAATTTGAGCGGTTGCGGTATTCCACATAAGCTTTTCTTGGTTTGTGTTCCACATTGTTTTGACTGGTGTTTGATTCCACATATTAGGATCAACTTCACCAATTATCTGCTCTTGCGTATTACCTAAGGGTAACTGGCTTGTATACATATCTTTGTATAACTGGAATGAAGTTGAGGACCCATCCCCAACAAACGTGCAATTAAATTCATTATCCTCAGGCATCTTATAAAGAAATGAATCAAATGCCCCACGGCGCTCTAAATAAAACCCTTGTAGTTGCTGCAATTCCTTTCTCCCCTTATTTTCACGCAAGAAAGCGTAAGACAACGAGATTTCATATTTTGGTACTGCCTGAAAGCTCGCACGGAGCTCTCGGCCATTAATTGAAGTCATGATCTTGGTATTGAACATGGGGGTTAATGAGGTATCCCACTCAAGACCGGGTAATTCTGGAAATAAAACGTTAGACACTTACACCCCCTTATTTACCATTCTTACCGAATCCACGCGCGTAACTATTTAATCCACTAGCGACCGCACGGCCATTATTCTTAAACAATCGTTGAATACTCTTTGCATCGATTGCACTAATATTAATGGTTGGTCCAGCGCCTCCGCCTTCAGCTGCTGCAGCTGCTCCAAAACTTGCACCACTACGCATAGCTTTACCCATTTCACGAATGGTATTTGCATGTTGAGAAGGTAAAACCATTTCGTCTTCATGTAGCTGGGTGACTGGATTTACACCGGATGGAATGTCGTAACCGCCTCGAGCAGATTTGATCTTGCCTGCTAAACCAGCTACTAAACCAAACGCAGCAGCACCAGCACCTACGGCCAGAATTGGACCAATGTATGGAATAGCAACCATAGCTTTAAATGCGCCCGCCATAGCTTCCCATGCCGACATCATGATTCCCTTGATTGCTTCAGCTGCTTTTAATCCCAATCGAGCTAAACCACCCGCAGCTGTAACACTAGTACGTGTTGCCTCACCTGCGATCGTTGCTCCCGTTTGAGCCGCTTGGCCGGAAGCCTCGGCCGCTGTTTCAGCACCAACGAAACCAAGCTTACGCGCTAACTTAATGGCTTGGATTCTGAGCCAGCCTTGAAGCTCTTTAGTAGCCGATTGCAATGCAAATGCACCCATGTCAGCTAGCACTGCTTTAGTTGCGTTGCTCCAAGTCAAGGTACCATTCATAAGTGACTGAATGCCCTGTTCCCAAAGGTTAGAAAGTCGAGAAGTAAAGCCACCAAACTTAGCCTCAAAGTCTTTCATTTCCGCATCACTGATTAAGCCCATAGACTTAGTGTCAGCAACTTTCTGGTCTGTCTCCAAATCAGAAATATTGTTTGTGATTTGGTTTTGATTGCCCTGCTTGCCATTAACGCCAGTTTGCTCGTTCTCAAGTGCTAAACGCTCTAAAAGACCTTGCCGCTTAATTTCACGTAATTGATCTTCGAGCTGCTTCTCTAATTGAACTTTGCGAACATTTGAAATTTTCTTGGCATCATATTCAGCTTGGATCCGTGCCGCCTCTATTTCATAAAGGCGCTGTGCTTGCTGCTGATAATTGTCAATCTGTTCTTCACGAGCTTTTTTGTATTCCTCAAACTCTTTTAAACGGATAGCAATAATCTTGTCTGAAGCATCCTTTTCGGCTTTGACTTTAGCAGCGGCTTTTTCATCAGCAGTCATCTTAGATTTTTCAATCTCATCTAATGCCTTCTGAAGATCTAAAGCGACTTTCTTTTCTTCGGATGCATATTTATACCGAATATCAGCTAGTGCTTTAGCTGCCTGCTCAGCTTGTCGTTGTCGCTCTTTAGCCTCTTGCTCAGCTTTAGATTTTGCTGATGATTTAGATCCACCTTTGTCATCTTTAACACCTGTACCAATGCCCTTATTGGTACTTGGTGGTGGAGCCCCAATACCCAGCTTTGGAACACTTGGTGTTTCTATTGGTTTTGTAGGATCCTTATACACATAGTTGGTAATTTTTTTACCACCTGCTGATGTTACATCTAGGATTTTTTTACCAGCAGTAACCAGTGAATTTGCCGCAGTGGTTGCACCATTATTCCAAGAATTTTTCAGGTCGTTCATTCGACCTTTCATTTGGTTTGTATAGCGCTCAGTTATACCGCCAAGTTGAGATAATCCTCCTTCCCATGCAGCCTTCGCACCAGAAAAGTTAAAATGCAGAATGTTGTTGACCACACTACCGAAAGTTTGAAACTTAACTTGAAGAACATCTAAACCGAATTGAATGGTATTTCTCACCATGTCAAAGCCAGCCATTAGACCATTAAATGCAATAATAAGGGCTTGGCAAACTGTCACAACAACGGCGCGGATAATTGCAAATGCTGATTGAATTACTACCTGTAGACCAGTTGCTACAACTCCCAAAGCTCTTAAAGCTACTGACACTGCATCCATAAAACTAATTTGTGAAACTGAACCGTCTCCAATGTCACTAGTTAAATCTTTCCAAATCCCACCAATGGTATTGAAGATTTCACCTACAACACTAAAGAGGCTTTCAAGTATTCCAATGATTGACTTTATTGAATCATCAATTCCTTCTTTTGATTCAACGGCAAAACCCAAAAATCTATTTGCCAGATCATTTAATGCTGGCGCAGCTTGGGCCGCTAAACGTGTTAAAACACCTTGTAAGGTTGATTGGATAGTCTCAAGCGACGTATTAAATTCTTTAGTTGCAGCTATAGCATCATCACTCATGATCACGCCTAGATCATGTGCTTGTTTTGCATATTCCTTTAATTTTTGACCATTGTTATCTAATAAGGGAGCTAATAAGGTCGCATCGTTTGCAATTGCTTCCATATAAAAAGTCATTTCAGCTTGTGAGACATTAGCCTTCTGTAAAGTCTGATAATACTTTTCAAGGATCTGAGGACCTGATAAACCCTGAAACTCTTTTGCAGTTACATTAACTTTTGGAGCAATCTTTTCAAAAAAGTCGGCCATTTCTCCGCCGCCAGTTTGCATAAAATCGCCAAATTTATCGTTTACATCCTTCATGATGTCCGATAACTTATCTTGCTCTACATTTACTTTTTTTGCTGCAAATGCCCACTCTTGAAATTCTGTAGTATTTGCATTAGCTAAACGAGCTTGGATTTCTAATTCTTTTGAAGCTTTACCCACAGCAGATACAAGATCTGGAATTGCCGCCACACCATCAGCCACACTTCTAGCAATTTCCTGACCTATCCCAAGAAAGAACCCACCTTTAATTAGTGAGAATCCGCCAGTTAAAGAATCTTTAATATCATTGCCAACATTCTTAAACTTATCTGAAATATTATTGGCAAATTTATTAAGCTCCGTTCGCACACTAGTTAGATCAATCTTAAGATCAATACCTTGACTAGCATTTTCAATTTTCTTTGAAGAATCTGATACTATTTTTTCTGCATCTTTCATCCCCTCTTTTAGTTCAGAGGTCTTGGCACCGACATGAACTTCAACACGGTTATTGTTTGCCATAACTTCCTCACAGGCATAAAAAAGCCCCTTTGAAGGGGCTATGGAGAAACAAAAAAGCCTTGCAACTGCAAGGCTTTAAAAAGTTAATTATGGCGAATTAATTAGCCATATTTTTTTGCGAAATCTTCATCAGAACTACAAAGATAGAGGATACCTTCGATAAACGCGATAAGTGCTGGAATAAAGGTCCAGCAGAAAATGAGATATAAAATGCCTTGGCCAACTCTACCCAAATAGAATTTATGAGCCCCAAATCCACCTAGGAGCAAAGCAAAAACGCCAGCAGCCACCTTACTTTTTCGCCCAGTAGTTCTAACATCTTGCTGTCTTACACCACATTTAGGGCAAATTTCTGCACGAACATCAATTTGTTGGCCACAGGCATAACAAAATTTTGTTTGAGTCATAATTTCACCAATTATTATAAAGTCCGTACAATTTAACAAACTGGTTACTTAATGTCACATTAATATTTATAAGGGCGGCCTTAACCACCCTGCGGGAAACTTTCGAAGACTTCTAGCATATCGTCTTCATCATCATCTGAAACGGTAATAGCTTGTGGTGTTTCTTCAATGCCCATAAAAGCTTCCAAGATTCGACAAAGACGTTGTATTCCTATATGTGCGGGAGGGTTACTTTGCTGATACGCACTTAATGCTCTTAATCTAGGTAGATCCATTTCATCACGTACATAGTCGTAATCTTTACCCATGGTTAGCACTAAATGCGTGTAAAGCTCCTCCCAATCTATTCCCCCGAGCCACCTGCTGCGCTGTCATCATTCCCTTTAAGACCAGACACAGACATTACAGCTTCCATAACCTCAGTGAGTTGATCCATATAAATCATTTCAGCAACATCATCACGTGTGATATCCGGGTAATTTCGCTTAAGCGACTTAAACGCAACATCAATCACAGTGCCAACATCATCGGGCTTAAATGCTTGAAGAGCGGGCAATAACTTTTCAACCGCACCAAGTGACAATGGAGCAAATACAAATGGCTGACCATCAATAATAATTGTAGAACCACGTGGGTTTTCAACTTGCTTAAATTGCATTTGCTATTACTCCGATAAATCGATTTTGAAAACACGGTTAAGATCATCAGCCATAGGCTGGAATTCAAACTCAGGAATGTCGTAATCGTCCTGTTTTGAACTAAATCCAAGTTTGTTACTGGTACAGCGATAGAAATTCATGTGCATGAACTTGCCCTTGTAATCCCGCTGAAGATCTAAGGCAAACTCTGGGGTATAACCCATATCTAAGTTAGATACAGTGATTGACTTACCACCTGCGACCGTTGCGGAATATCGGAAGCTAATGAATACAATCTTGCCAACATCGGCTGTAGCAAAAGTGTATGCACCAGTTGCGTTATTCACGCTGTATTGCCCAGTTGTTGGCGCTGAGGCTACGCGCTTAAGTGGAATAGCCTTGCCATCTGTAACACCTAAATCCTTAACAAAAGTGCCAGCATTAGGAACTTCAGGGGTAACTAACCCGCCTGCTTGAATAGTTTCGCCATTAATGGTTTGAGATACCGTCTCGATTCCACCTTCAGCAACAACGCCACCGAAGAAAATTGAATTTAGCAACGTTCCGTTAATACGACCAAACGATGCTTTACCTTTAATAGATCCTTTACCACGTGCAGCATCTACGGCGAACTGTCCACGGCCAAAGAGTTCTTTTAAATCGAAACTAATATCAACACCTACCGACTGTAATACCCCTACTTCTACAGGTGTAGGGTTGCTAATCGGTTGCCCGTAAACATCTTGAATCGGTGTAGCAAAGATCTTGCCGGCACCAAATAAATATTGAGCCATTTATTTTGACCTCTCTAAAATGACAAAACCGCCATAGAGGCGGTCATAAAATGAATGTTTTGTTAATTGGTTGTGAGGATCCGGATAGGGATAATTGCAATCGCCTGATCATCCAGCATGTTTTCTACTGCTTCATATACTTCTACTGTGCCCTCGATCCAGCAATGCTCTACCAAACCTCCTAAGGTTTGACATTCATTAACATCTGGATGGTCTGGCTGAATAGCTGCACGTACACGATCGATAAAAACATTCATCTGTGATGATGGCGGTTTATCTCTATCGGCCTCATGGATATAGAGATAGACCTCAGCGGCTAGTTCAACTTTTGAATCTAAACCATGTTCCGGTACTTCTTGTTGATTGCCTTGTGTAATAAACATGGCTGGGCGCTGTTCTGGTGTTACATGATTAAAATGACGTAAACGGCGACTTACTGTAACCAATCCTTCTACGTTTGTACTTAACCGACCAAATAACGCTTGATAGATTGCTTCGCTATTCACCTGCTAAACCTCGCTCAATTGCTGCATCAATATTTTTCGGCACAATCTTGGCCACAATATCCAGTGAATCACGCATGAAGCGTAATTCTTTAAAACGAACATTCCGTGAGTGAGCCTTAATATTGACTTGAACCGGTGATATAGGTCGGCCAAAAGCCTGCTTAATAGTTCTTAAATGGGCTTTAACCCCCAAAGAACCATTTAAACCAAACTCATGTGCAGGTGCATAAGGTACCAACGCACCACCAGCTCCCACCGTTCCTTCTATCGATTCTTTATCCTCATCCACTTTAGATGAAACGGATCCACGCAAGCGGCCAGACTGTACGTTCAACCGTTGGCCACTCAACATATCTTCCTGAACAATCCGCTGTAAGCGCAAAGTAAGAGCGTTAATCGTGCGTCTTATTTCAAACCTAACGCGATTATTCATCTCATCAAAGTTGACCTGCTTATCAACACGATAATCGCCCATAGCTTAATTACTCTTTAGCAGCAGCTGTCGATTTCTTTGGCTCAACCACTTCGACAAAACGCTCAAAACCTAAGGGTTTTAAAATATGGATAATGTCATTATCTGATTCTAAAACACCGTTTTTGATATCTAGGTTTTGCCCAGCAATAACAATTTTGGTTGGCTTGTAACCTTCTGGTGCCTGATATTTAAAAGGCATGGGTCTCTCCTATACGACAAAAGCGCCAACGCCTAAACGATTAGGGTTTGTGCCTTCATCATCGATTGGAATGGAATTTTTTAACGCAAGATAGCGCTGGCCATACATACTGAGATCATAGAAAGCTTCTTTTGATGATCGTGAATAACTCACACTTTGGCCCGCAATTGTCATGCTTGATGCAGTACCAAAAGCAGCACCATTGCCGCTTACGGTACCAACTTTAAGAATGTGTGCTGCATATAGACCTACAGCACGTTCCTTTAATGCCCCAAACTCAATTTGAGATACAACCAGATCAGCTTCTTCTAATGCATCCTGAATTCTCTCATCTGGCAAAGACATTAAACTCGAGTCAGTCGAGAACTTCTGGCGAAACGTTTGTACGTCCATAGGTCCACCTTATTCCTTAGCCTGATCTAACTTCGCCTGTAATTGCTCAAGTGTTTCATCTTCACTGAACGTTATTTCAAGCGCTGCTAATTCAGTTCTCACGGCGGCCAAAGCGGCTTCATCTGTTGACTTATGCTGCTCACCAGCTGCATTGCCACCTTTGCCACCACGGCCACCTGTTTTACCCGCTGCTTTTGTTTCTTCTTCTGGAATTTCCAGAATTTCAAGCTCACCAGATTCAACAAGATGCTTAGCAAACTTATTCTTTTGCAGTTCCTTATGCTGAGCTGCTTCAAGCGCTACGGCGATTCCTGCTGGCAAAGTTGCTACACCTGCGAAAACAAAAGCGGCATTAGAGCCGCTGTATGTGTATGAATATTTAGCCATGTGGTTTTAATCCTTATGCATGGTCAAAGTAACGAAGCGAATCAACACGCTTCAGCCAAACGCCTTGGTATTTGTAGTGACCCGGCACAAGCACATCTAAGCCTTTTGGTTGCGCTGTCAAGAATTCAACGCTGCTTCCTTTGAACTGGATGCATGACGGATCACGACGATAGATGATGGAGCGGTCAGCACCTGCTGTACCTTTGCCATTACCACGACCAGAACCACGGATGGTTAATGGTTTGCCTTGAGTAGCAAAAATATTCTTTTCAGTTACCCAGTCAAGGAAAGTCTTACCACCAGAATCAGCGACAATACGGTTGGAAAGATCCGAATATTGATTCGATGCAAGGATGTAGGTATCAGGTTCAATCGATGCATCACCATCAAACTGATTTTCTGCATCAGCAAGCGATTTATTAAAGTCTGAAAGGACTTGTTCGATTGTTGCAGTAGCCCAGTTGTATTGAGCCGTCACTACCGTTACACCAGTCTGGTTGAGAAAGCCATTTACCTGAGTGAGCTGACCACTTGCATTCGCTGTGGTGTAGCCATACCAAGCCACATTCGACATGTGTTTTTCAGCAGCCAAGTTTGCAGCCTGAACTTTGTCGGCTTCAAGTGCAAGGTTCATTGTCTGAGCTGTCGCCAATTCTACGATTGAATATTGGTAACCAATCGTGCCGACTCTCACAGGTAATTGCACAGTGTCATATTCCACTTCTGCAAGCGGGATATCATCACCAGTGCCTGCATGATCCTTACCAATACCAACTCCCTTTTTACGTGACAGGATTTCACCGCCACCATATGCAGCTTTCACATCTGTTACTGGAATGAATTTAGCATAGTCCAGTACTTGTTGAAGCTGTGGAGTGATTTCGTTTTGCTCTTCAATCTTAATGAAAAGCTGTGCCAATGCATCCATATTGAATGCATCACCTACCTGCGCTTGAATGGCGTATGAAATCGGCGTTAAGCGTGCTTTCATTTTTACTAATTTGCTCATGTTCTATTAAGCTCCACGAAGATTAAGGAGGGCTAAACCATCGGCACCAGTCACAGTTTCCCATGCTGCACCAGGTAGTAATGTTCCGTCAGTAGCGGCACTTGAAAGTGAACCCAACGGCGCTGCTGTAGTGCCATTTGCAGTTTTTACATAAACAGCAGCAGTAATGTCTGTGATTGGCGCTGTAGGTTTAACCCAAATCGCCCCGTCAAACATTACTGGCAACATGTCAGCAGCCTTATAAGCTTCTTTCCCAGCTGCTGTTTTGCCAGTCTTGCCAACACCGTGGCGTACAACCACACCAAAACGTGTTGGTGTAGCACCAGTAACTGCCGTTACAGATTTGCCATCAGTCGTGCGGACAACTACATCGCCGTCGTTAACTAAAGTTGTGCCTGAAAGCGGTAATGACAGTACAACTTCTTTGGCAGTTAAACGGCCACGCTGACCGACTACCGCATTTAATTGCTGAACCATGATTCAAGTTCCTCTTAAATTGTTTTGTATGCAGCAGACTTGTCATAACCAGTATTTTCTTTAGGATCCTGATTATTGTGTTGCTGTTGTTGATTTAATGCGTCACCGACTGCATTGCTTGGCGTTGTAGACTTCACGGCAGACAAAGCGCGGAAAGTTGTATCGATCTGATCAGGCTTAGCATCGCCTACCGATACGCTACCTAGTAAGGCAGTTACTAATGCATCACCTGCTTTAGCCGCAATTACATCGCGCTTGATTTGCTCACATGTGCAGCCTTCGGTATTAACTGTTGGCACCAATGCTTTAGCATCGGCAATCACAGCAGCACGTTCGGTAGCAGCTTGTTCAAGTTTTTCAGGCGTCATCTGGTTCTTTTCCAGATCACCGACTTTTTGCTCAAGCGTAGTTTTATCGGTATGCAATTGATCTACGACCGCTTGAACAGCGTTCAATTCATCACCGATAGAAAATTGCTTATCACCGACTTTAAGCTTTGCAGCTTTTAAGTTATCGATTTGCTCTTGCTGGATCTTTAATGCATCCGCCAAAGGCTTGTTATCGCCAATGTCAAAACGCATACCGTTTACAATTACTTCCATTGTTTTCCCCTCTGGTGGAGTTTGCTTTTGGTCACCGATACGGCAATCACCACCACAGCGACCGTATTTAACGAGTGCTACATGATTGCCAATAAAGTTAATAAATTTTGCTTGATACACTGTGCCGTCTGGTGCAGTGCCCTGTTCTAGAACTAACGTGGCTCCATAACCCAGCGACATTTCTAATCGCTCGTTGTTCTGGATTAAATCAATGCTGTCCTTATCTTTAATGAGCAAATCGCCCACTAGATATTCGCCTTCTTGGCGGACGTTCTCACAATAGCCAATGTGATAGTCCTTCCAGTTGGCTGCATTAATTTCATTCTTGGGTGGGTGATAATCTGTTGCGTCTGCACCATCCCAACTTTTGATAGCTTCTGGCTTAAAAAGCTCTTCAGCCGATGTATAAACATTAATTGTCTGATCTGCTGAAAATCCTTCTAAATTTGGGAACTCATATGCATAGTACTGACGTACCTGAGGCGCTTTACCCAAACGAACGTTTACGCATTTCAAATAACCTTCCGGTGTAAATGAGCGTGTGGATTCACTCGGAGCAAAGTCACCTACCTTAAAGCGGTAAATGTTTTTCATAAATTGCGCTCATTAAAAAACCCACCTATTGGTGGGCTAGTGTTTAAAAATTTATTTTAATTTTGGCCGAATATATCGAGATAAACTACTTTAATATTATTAAAAACCATCTCTCCCGTTTTAAATAATTTAATATTCGGACACAATAAAACCTCTTTCTCAATACTCTTTGAATTTTTAGGACCATAATTAAAAACATGTCCTCTAACATATTCATCCTTAATATTTAACACAAGCAAGGTAGGTGTTAAATGTGGAAGAAGCTGGCCATACTTCTTTTCTGAGCAATCTGAAAAAGCATGTGAATGGGCTGATCCAATATTTAATGTTGTTGATCGAGGTAAAGTCCAGTCAAATGAATCACCAACATTAAAATCAGTAGGAAGTTCAAAATGAGATCCTCCCCTATATAAAACTTGATCTTTAGGTAAATAATGGGAATTATCATATAATTCATTAATTAAATTAAAAGATCCGTAATTATCATAATATTTATCAGATGAGTAAGTTTGTAGATACATATTAATATGATCTAAATGCGATGGTGATTTAAAATTAGAAATCCAACTCTTGTATACATCATTGCTCTTCAAAATACGATTATACCAATGTAAAAAACCATCCATCTTAGGGTTTTTTAAAAACTGTTCAACCAACTCATAAGGATTGTTCATTAATATAATTTCAGAACTAGCATTATTACTTAAACAAAAATGATGCATTTCAGAAACATCCCGTTCTAATGGGAAAATTGAACTATCTAAGTTACTAAGCACCCTCATCTCCAAAAATATAAGAAATTGTTAATTTATTTAATTCAAGCCCATTCTAAGCTTCTTGTATATTAAATCAAAATATCCTCATAGTTAGGTAATGCCGTGCAACGACACCGGATAGGCTGACCGGGATGTCCACCATCTGGTGGTGAATCCCATCTAAATGTCTTTCCTTGCTTATGTTGGTGATCTGGCCGCACACGCTCATCTTTAGCCGTTTGCCACGTGTATGTCTCAACACCCATTGAAAGCTGTCTGGCTTGGTTAATTTGGCCGTTAATCTTACCCATCTGATCACTAGCAATAAGACGTGCTCGATAATCAGTAGATAAACCCAATTGCTTAATTGCTTTGGCCAACTCTTCATTAGTCTGTCCAGTCTGCAAAGCATTGGTAATTATTACTTCAAGCTTATCGGCGTATTGCTGTGGAATGGACTTAATCAAACTGACATTTGCCGTAATGTTTAGATCTACCACATCCTGAATATCTGCAGCACGATAGAATGGCGTGAGATCCACACCAATAATTGTTTTGGTGTGCTCTGCAATTTGCTTATCCACTTCCTTTTGGGTGTCAGTCACGACCTTTGTGGCTAACGGCCTAGAAATCTCAACAACATACTTTGTCAGCTTCTCTCGAAACGAAGTCATCATGTCCGAGAACCAAGCATCACCGATATTCTGGCCAACTGTAGGAATAACTAATTCATTTGTTTGTTCCTGACAGTATTTTGATATAGCTAGTAATTGCCGTGTGTAATAAAGCTCTACACGGCGATTTACGTGCACAGCTCTAGGCTTGGAAGCTTTACGCCCTTTCTTACGTTTCTTCGCCTGCTGGAGGTGTGGTTTCAGGATCTGAATTATCGTTGTCATTAAGCTTCACCATTGTCTCAAGCCCTTTGATATGCTCTTCATCAATTACTGAATAAACGCCATCAATAACAAGTTGTTTTGCTATCTGTGGCTCTGTAATGACACCCATTTGAAGATATTTATCGTCACGTTCTGCATTAGCCTTCTCAACCTCAGCACGAACCTTACCGTCTAACTGCCATAACGGGTTAAATACAACGTCTAAGCTTGGAATCTGACGACCAAACGTAGTTTGAACAATTACTCTTAGAAGCTTTAACATGAAAGGTTTTAATGACCAGACTTGCTTAGTTGCAATACTGTCGTAATAGTTCCTTGTGTCATGCTCGCCTGTTGCGTTCATACCCGCAGGTGATTGACCGAATAACACCGTATATGGCATTTCGGCCGCTCCAGAAGTTTGAATAGAATATTCACGCATAAGGTCAGGTAAACCACCAAAGCTATAAGTTTTAGAGTCGTACTCCTCCTCTTTATCTAAAACGATCATGCCGTTTAGACCTTTAAGCAACCCGACACTAAGAAAACGTTCTGCTACACCTTTTAGGTCCTCTTTGATCTTATCAACCAAATGCGGCGTTCTAATCACATCAATTTTAGATTCATGGACTAGGCTAGCAGTGGCCTTCTTCACAGCTGCATGATCTAGCAGATCCTCATAGACTTCCTGCAAAATACTTTGAGGCTCTTCATTGACCACATCAGCATGGGCAAATTTAATTAAGCGTGTATGGTGGATCCGTTGGTTAGACTTTCCATCTAGTTTTAGCTTGTAAAATTCAGGTTGCTTTAAAAGACCGCCTGCTTCACTTGGTGGCAGGTATTTTGAAGTATCGGCTTCAATCTGCTTTTTATTAAGTACAGTGAAAAACTCTAAACGGCCAACACCTAACTTGTTTAATTCAAACGGTTGATCTAAGTTGCCGCCGTCCACTGTGCCTAGAAGTACGTAGCAAACGCCATATAAGCGAGAAAGGACTAAACTAGATAAGAGCACCCGATCTAAGTTAAAAGCCTTACACGCCTCTTTAAGCTTCAATAATTCATTATCCTGAATCCCTTCATAGAACCAACCAGCTCGGAGCATGTCACTTGCTGGACGGTTGACGATTCGCTTAGCTAACCAGTGTTGATACACCGCTTCTAATTGCTCATCAGGAATTACCTTTTTAACGAATGAACCGTGTGATGCCTTGTCACGTTCGGTACCAAGATTTGAGACAAAGTTTGTATACGCCCCTGCATCGCCAATTGCATCGGGCTTTTTAGTTTCAGCCATAATTTCCTCTAATCAAATACAGTTGGCTTTTTGGCTAATGAATCATTAATCGCATCAATGGTCGGGTCCCACTGGTCGTCATGGTCATGTGACCAATCCGCGGTGAGCCCTTCGATCTCTTCAACGTAGTTCAATAACCATGGTGCGTTTGCAGGTAACCAAACGCGCTGATCTTCAACATAAAGAATGACGTCCATTGTCCTTGAGAGCTTGTCCTCGTCCCGCTGAATTGCCCTAATAGGTAATGTCGTTTCCCTAGAAATAGATTGAATTAATCCGGTACCACTCGCCTTATCTTCTACGGCCATATAGCGCAGTTTGCCAATTTTGGTGTTGCTGTCCTTGTGCTTATTAATAAAGGCTTTGGCCTCCTTCAATAGCTCAGGTGCTTCCCATTTCCCGCGTTTCACGTCAATGATGTAAAGGTTATTGTCATAGCCAAGACCAGCACATAAAAACACCGAGAAGTCATTATGCTTTTTGACCTTCTGAGCAGTATCGGCCCATACAGCCCGCCACTTAAGAACTGGTAGATCTAGATAACGTGGGAACCATTCAGCCTTAACAAGATCACCACCCAGCTTTTTAGGGGCCTGCTGGTATTGGCTTGCAAACGTATAACGGGATACCGTTGCGCCGTCTTTATCCTGCCCGCCTTGCTCGAGTTGCAATAGCGATTGCAATGATTCTTTTAATGGCCAATAGCTTTGACGGCCTTTCGCATCTCGCTCAACATTTCGTTGAATTTTGCTTTGTATTTTTTCAGGCAACTTATTGATGTACTCATCATCAATAAGCGCGGGAATACTGATCTGTTCCCATTCACCAGGCACATTACCCGTCATCACAAAGTTAGTCGGATCTTCAACGTGCAAACGCTGCATGATCAGAATAATGGGTGTATCAGATTTAGCCTTACGCGAGTTGACCGTGTTTAGAATCTTACGGTTAGCTTTACGTCTAGCTGTCTGGCTAAATGCATCCTCAGGCTTTAATGGGTCATCAAGAATAATCGCACCGGTAAAGCCTTCATCGGCTAATGTACCAGCACGGCGACCTGTTACCTGTCCTCCCATTGAAGCAGAATAAACATGACCAGCATCGTAACCATCAACTGTAGTTTTCCAGCTAGATTTTGCATCCGTACTGGTTGAGATCTTTACAGACCATAAATTCTGAAAGTCTTCCGACTTAACAATATTTCTAGCTGTTGCCGATACATCCTCTACAAGTGACTGAGAGAAAGACAAATACAAAAAACGTGATCGAGCATTACGCGCTATGCCACGGGCAATAAGGTTTGTAAGTAATTCAGTTTTACCGCTTCCGGGTGGAACGTTAATAACTAGGTTCTTGACCTTGCCAGCAATTACCTCGTCAATCTTGTCGGCTATATATTCATGGTGCCAATTAACCGAAAACTTAAAGCCCATACGTGGCAAGAAAAAAGCACGTGTAAAAAATAAATGTTCTTTCTCACATTTGATCCGCTTAGCTTTGCTTTTAACAGGATCAATATTCGTTCTCGAGTTCATCTATCGCCTGCCTTACCTGCTCATCGGTAGCAGTCACATAGGTAATATTTTCGCTTTGTAATGGACCACCACCAGCGCCTGTAATTTCAGTCTTATTGGTGTACTTGCCGCCCATGTCCTCAGCAGCTTGCTTAAGAATGCTTAGAGCTGCTACACGGTTTCTACTGTGCTTTTGATATTGGCTTTCATATCGCTGTAAACGCACCGCTAAGTTTGCAATTGGGATTGCCTCAGGCTTACCCAAAAACATTTCGCGAGTCTTTTCAAAATCTATTCTTAACTCTTCGCTTAGATTCTCACCTGCCCGTTTGGTTGGGTCGTATTTCTCACACTGCTGTTTAGTAACTTTTACCCCGTATTCTTGGTTGACGAGCTCAGCAGTTTCTGTGGGTGTATTAAATACGGCAAGTGAGCGAACTATAAAGAGTTTCACCTCTTTTTTTAGAGCCGCCATATCCTCAATCCTGTCAACCTACGTCAACCTAAATAGCCAAAAAAAAGAGCCTTAAGGCTCAGGTTATTACGCAGTTTCCACAGCATTTAGAAATATCTAAATTAGATACAAACGGCGGGTTTTTAGCGACTTCAATAAGCCGCTTAACGTTTTCATTTGCGCCCCAACGCTTAACAACACCGATAAACTCTTCCACATCGTGACCAGCTAAATAGTGCTTTGGTAGACCAGTATGATCACTGTAAATAATTTCACCGTCCGAGTCTCGCTCAACGCCAATGTGGTAGAGCTCATGCTCAAGCAAAGCACAGAATTCACTATCATTGGCTTTATCGCAAAAGGTAGCGTCGATAGTGATTAAGTAAGTCGGCACAAATCCGAACCAATCTCGCATTTGTTGTTCTTGGCGAGCTTTCTTCCATCCGCCTTGTTGAAACATAACCTTCTCACATTGGCCCAACACCATACGCTTAGCTCTCGTATATGCAGAAGAAGCCCATGCAAATTCTAAAAACTCTTCATTATCATGTAGCAGCTCAGCGATATGGTCATGGTCCGGATTGTGTAGTGGCCCACCAAGCGTTAGAAAATTAGCAACAACCCAATTCTTTAAATCTGGTGCCGGTATTAAACGGATTGCTTCCTCTTCTTCAGCCTGATCAATAAAGTCTGGCTGCGGGAATGGTCTGATCTGATCCATTAAATATTTGCCTCTTCAAGTTTTTGAGCCACTCAGTAGCGTATTCACTTCTTAACTGTGCTGGTCCAGTATCGTCGATCCTACATCTTGAAGCTGTCTCTATACGAACTACTGTATAGCCCATCTCCTCAGCTACGTCGTAACGATCAAGGCTCCAAGCTTTGTTTTTCAGCTTTCCTTTTCGACCGCCCGACCAAGGACCTCCAGCAATTTCAACTAAAATACGATGTTCAATTAAATGAAAATCAAATCGCCAGTGCTTGGTTGATTTAAATTGAAACTTCTTTTCGTATTTAATTTCCAGATTATCTAAAGTTTCAGTAAATTCTTCTTCTGCCTCTAAATATTTTTGAGTAGCTTTAGGCAATGGTCGGCTTTTAGGTTTAGTTTTTGGTTCTTTTTTTCTTGTTAGCCAAAAATAATCTTTAATGTCCATTTATTTCACCCATTAAAAAACCGCATTGAGGCGGTTAGTTTTTAAATTAAATACATATCAAACAAAGCATTCACTATATTTTTTATGTATGGTTTTTAATAATTCTTGCTTATCAGGAATTGTGTGCTTAAAAATTAAATGACTTGCTGTTGATACTAAATTATTTGAAAAACATAATAATCTTTCAATGAATTCTGGCTCAAACCCCACAGATTTTCTTATAAAAGAATGTTTACCAGTATGAACAAAGGAATTTAATGGAGTTAAATTATAATTTTTAAATTCTGTTAATTGCTCAATAATTTTATGAGCATCAAGCTTTGCTTTGTATAGTAAATCAAGCATCTCAGAAACCATTGGAAATTTGTCCTTAAGCCCCTGCTCTTCATTAGTCCAATTGAAGTTTAATCTAGTTACTTGTTCATTCGAAGCTATAAACATTATCCAATATGACTTCACTACAGCTTCATATTGAGAACGTAACAAAATCATGGCTTGTATAGGATATTCAGTAGCTAATAAAAAGTTAATCGCCTCACTATGTTCAATAGAAATTCCCACACATTCTTTAGCTAACTCAAGCCGAAGACCACAGTCGATAGTTTTACACACAAATAATTCATTTCGTAATTCATTAATCATCATTAATGATTCTTCAAATATTTTTTCTTTTTTCATAAATCAACAATTAATTTGCTCAGATTATTTTAACTATATCATCAATAAAACAAATAAAAATCAATGGGCTTGCCTCAATCAGAACCAGTAATATTAATGAATAGCTCTTATCTCTATTTTGGCCACTCAATAAAAAGCCCACCAAATGGCAGGCTTCTGTGTATAAGTTTTAAATTAAGAAAGATAAGGGTATTTTTCGGTTAGATGCTTGCCTGCGATTTCTGTTGCTTCCATATATGGCAACTCTGCACAAAGCCAAAACCGATATGTATTTTCACCAACTTTATAACTCTGGCGGTTATATGTTGATTGTTTACTTGCATCTATTTCACTGGCTTCAAAGAATGTACCTTCACGGTTATTAACAACTTCGCCGTTTAAATCACCGCCAATACAAATATACATTGTAAGCTTCCATAAAATTATGAATGGCAGCTTAGCACATAAAGTAAAAAGCCCCGCCAATAATCGATATTTAACGGGGCCATTTGTGCCGTAATCCGTCCGGCAAACGATAAAACTAACTTTTAGTTGAACGAAGAATCTCTAATACGTTGTTGGATAGCTCATGAAGATCCACACCATACGGGTGCCAGAACTGATAAAACACGTTATCGCGATTATAAATTTGAAGGTAATAAGTTGATGTGTAGCTTGGGTCAATTTCAGAAGCTTTAAATATTTTCACATCTTTTTCAATTTCTTGACCATCTAATTCACCGCCAACACAAAGCGTCATTTTATTTACCAAATTTTAATTAATCTGGAATTTAACATAAAAAATTTATTTAAAAATAGCTTTACTGTGTCTGAACAAAATCAAGTTCTTTAATTTCAACTACTTTAACTTTTCGAGTTTTTTCATACGAATTAATTAATACAGCTTTGTCACCAAGAGTATTTACCAAAAACCATTTTTCATCACCTTTCCCTAGTTTTACCGAATTAAACTGCTTTTCTGAAATGCTAGTTTGTATATCTGCTACACCTTTTAAAAAAGGGATAACTAAAAACAAGACAATCACTCCAATTATTTTTAAATAAAAACCTCGCTTGAGCACTATTAAAAAAGAATTAAAGGCTAAAAAAATTGAAATACAGTCGGCAATATTATTTATTCGCTTATCTTCAACTATCACTACTATTATGATTGCAATTAAAACAATATTCGCAAGAACTGCCAATTCAACTAATCTCTGTTTCGTTTGTTCTTCTACATAAGAAGACAAATAAAGAGCAGCAATAGCGTAAAGAATACATAAACCAAGATTACTGATTAATAGTTCTTTAGTACCTAAAAGATTGATAATCCAAGGACTTTGAAGTCCTATATTCCCATAATATCCAAACTGATAACAAAGACCTGTAATTAACAGACCACTTGAAATTATAAGAACCCAATCGGCAAGAGATGCTTTTTTAATTTTTTCTAACATTATTACTTTTTAATGGATTAGAAATAGCAAAGCTCGCAAAAAGCGAGCCATTTCTTTGGCAATAAAATATAAAATCGCCAAGTTATCACGAATATGCCATACCCCGTGCGCACACTCAAGTGGTTTTTGCAAAAGTTTCAAATGCAAAGTTTGGATTACGGCTTTTGATATAAGCAAGTCCGCACTTTAAATCTTGTCTAATTTGATTAACTGACGTGTCATTACTTTGAGCAATATCTCTTAAAGAATTACCCATAACATGATGTGACCAAATTGCTGAGATCCATTCTTGTAAAATATGGTCTTCAATTAACTGCATATCAATAATCAATCTATGAATTGCCCGTGCTTCATTATCATTTAATTGACAGCAAGTCCCCTTACGGCGAATACACAAACGATCTTTCAAAGTTTCATCACTCATGTACACGGCCATTAGCTTTTCACGTTGCTTTTGAGTGATGCGTTTAGTTGGCATCGTTTTAACTATTTTGACCATTGTTTCTGTATCGCCATTTAGCCAAGCTCCAAGCTGGCGGCACCATTCCTCAAAACTATACTTAGACCAATCGACTGCTTGTAAAATGTGTTGTACTGGCATATTCATATTCATCCCACCAATTGCTCAATTTGTTTAATTGCCACGCCCGCTTTAACTTGCTCTGTACTGAACCGTAAAACTGTAAAACCCAACATTGCCGCTTCGTTGTATTTCTCCATGTCTCCTAAATAACCTTTCCCTCTTGTGTGACGTCCTCCGCTCCAAATCCCGCCTTCTACCTCTATCAAAATCTTTTTTCCCGAAATTAAAAAATCTGCCCTCCATTTGCGTGTTGGATGGAATTTATATTCCTGCTCAAAACCAATTTTGTGTGACTTTAAGTGCTGTACAAGCGTTGCCTCGCCTTCACTTTCAACGCGTTCTTTTTTGACTGAAGCACGGCGCTTAAGTTTGCTTCGTGGTTTTGCATAAAGACGTTTGTAATCGGCAAGGCTCATTGATGACATCAAGCACCACCCTTATTTAAACGATCCAATTCATTAGCAAAATGGCTATACATCTGAGACTTTTCAAAATCTCTAATACGACTTAATTCGTGTGCTTCAGCTCTGTATTTTTGAGCCATTTCACTTATTGAGTTTTTAAGCTCATCCACAGTCGCTTGCTGTTCTTTTTGAATCTCCCAAGACCACTTTCCAAATTCACCCTCAAACTCACTCATGGCTGGCTCCCATAAGAACTTCTGAAAATTGAGAAAACATCTCTCACACTTATATCAAGAGAGCGCTTAAATACCTCTTTAACGTGAAAGCCAAGTTCAGAATCATCTTCCACTTGCACATACTCAATTAAGGTGTCTTGAACCAAACCTGTTAAGTAATTAAATGGCTCTACCTCATCTTCCCAACTATCGTCATATGTTTGGTAATGAATATGCAGCAACCAATCATTTGCCCATAACTCAAAATCATCTGGATGACACCAGCTGCCAAGAATTAACAAATCCATAGCTTTCTTGTTTAGCTTCTTCTGCTGACGTTTATTCATGCCTTAGCCCCATCAATTAACTGCTGAATATTTCTAGGAATAGGCATACCTTCACGGCGGCACATCTCTGCATATTCGTGCGGATTGTCGAAAGGATCTGGTCCTAACTCTTGATTAAGCTCAGGTTCTTTTTCCTTGGCTTCCAGTTTTTGCACTGGTGCAGGCTTACGCCCATTAATCTTTAAGCGTTGCATTAGTGAATTGAGATGCTTTTGTGCTTCACCATTGCTCACAGGAACATGTTTAGGCTCTTTATGCTCTAGTTGTAGCGGCGGGGTGTAAAACTCTTGCTGACGGCCTTTTAATTGCGCTTTAGCAACCATCACATTGTAGGTTCCGAAGAAATTATCCTGAGCTGCTCTCATTTGACCTGCTTCGATCAAATACATAACCTCGTCTAATGCGTACTTTGTAATTTGGGTAATCACAACTGAACGGTCTGCTGTGAACTTACAAGCACGCGACCAAGCTTCTTCAGGTGACATCCAACTTTCACCGATACACCAGGTGCGGAATTCTGCAAACGAAGGCATGAAGCGACCACCTGCAGTGAGTAAACGGCCAATCGCATTGTTAAATTGATTTTGCTGAACTCCAGCAAGTGTTTTTAGAGCTATCTGTTCAACTACTGCCAATGGAATTGCGCTTTCACCAGTTACTGGAAATTGCTTATTGAACTGAGCAGCGTAAACAGTGCGAAGAGATGCGATTAATTGACGCACTTCGTTCAAGGTAATCTCATGCATGACCTACCTCCTCAATCATTGGAAACTTTTTTGCTGGGGTTACATCCACAATTTGAGATTGGTTTTGTTCTTCAAAAAGATTTGCAAAGTAACCGGGCTCTTGTGGTTTTTGACCTGATGTTGTGATTTGCTGTTGCTTCTTGCGATTAGCAGCAACCTGTTTCTCGTTGTTTTGAACCCAAGAAAACCACTTCACCAACCAAAGGCTTGGTGTATTCACAGAACTTGCTTCATTTGCAAAGTACCAATCACCAAAGTTTTGAATCATGGTTCTCAAGTCGATTTCAGGTACTGAAACGAATCTCTGTTGAGCAAGTGAAATGAAATCGTATTGAAACTCCGTGTATTCAGATACGAACTCACGCATCGAGTAGCGCTTGTGATCATCGTTTTGATACTGAGCAAATTGAATTGGAGGAATTTGAGAATTTTCTCCGCGCGCATTACTACTACTATCAATATATGGTTCTTGGTTTATGGTTAATGGTTTATGGTTATTGGTTGGTTGCACGTCCGTTTGTTCTTCGTTTAACGGATTTTCAACGACCGTTGAATTTTCGTTAGACACTTGATCATCACTAGCTGAACCATTGTTAGACGATCCCTTCTTTTTCGCTGCACGTTTTGCAGCAGACGCTTTACCAGCCTCACTCGCCTGTTTCTTTTTCCCGTGGAATTCAGCAATTTCACGTTCACAACGATTATTACGATAAACACCTTCTTCAAGAGTAAAGAACTCATCAAGTACGTACTTAAGAGCTTCTTTTTGGTCATCAGTAGTACATTGCAAACGACGAGCAAGACGATCAATGCTTGTACCATCAATCGCTTTTTCTGTGTCGTAATACATGTCTAATAAGTCGCGGTAAATCGCACGCTCAATCAAACTGAGGTGGCGAGTCGCGTTATTAAAGTCACCAATATGGTGTTGGTAATAATTCATGCGGCCCCCTTCATTTGATTCGAAATAAATGGATTGTTTGCTCTGGCAATTGCTGCCATAGGTTCAGGTGAGACACTATTTCCACACATATGAACTTGTTCTGTTTTGGTTAGAGGCTTTCCATCATGACCACGATCAATAATGTAAGATTGGGGAAACCCTTGAGCTGTGTACAACTCACGTGGATAGAGCATGCGCATTTTTATATCTACAATTACCCATGGCTCACCTTTAACCCAAACAGTTACAAGTGCTAGACGGTCTTTCGTTGTTAAGGTATCAATAGGTGCCGTAATATCTCGTGCATCCCCGTTTCCGTAGTAATTGATTAGGAAAGCTGCTACACGCAATGCGCCATCCATATTTTCTTTACTAAGTTCTGCTGTAACGAGCTGCTGTTGGCTTCCTTTGTTTCTAATAGTGGTTAATGGGGCCCTTAGGTCATGACCTGCAGTCTCATTGAAACCGCCATTAGCCTGCATCATGTATGCAGTAACTAAATTACGTTGCGCTCCTGAAGCTGTAACAGTTCCTAAAGGTTGTGTTATGCAATCAAAACCTTTACTCCATCTAGGGCTATCGGGCGTTCCTTCACCATGACCGATATGTACTAGCATTGGAGCTACTAATGCATGATGACCGCCTTTGACTTGAGCGCATATCGTTGTTAAAGGCTCGAAAATTCCCCAATTACGTTGGTGTGAAGCGTTTGCAAATTCTGTTAAAAATGGCGCTATGATTGGACTTACAAGTGAACTATGCCCACCATATCCAGCAGTTGTTGTGCCTAACGGTTGGGTAATTGCATGACCAAAACTCGTATTAAAATCCCTTCCAATAAATGGAGCTGTATTTTTTACGATGTAAGGTTTTTTGGCTTCAAGAACGAGCTTTTTCATACCTCGTGCAACTCGTCTCAAAGTCGCATCAACAAGAGGTTTTGGACGATCAAAAATAGAATTACCCAAATCACTAAAATCAATGCACTCAGCTGCTTCACGCCATTTTTTTTGACCACGTTTAGGTTTTTTGGCATGAGTAGCTTCGGGCCAAACAATTGTTTGCCCATCACAACGCGCAACCATAAACAGGCGTTTGCGAATTGTTGGAGCGCTATAATCTGCAGCTATAATCTTTCTCCATTCCACCACATAACCAAGTCGCTCAAGGCTTCTTACAAAATGTCGCCAAGTTTTTCCTTTCTTTGTTTGATCTGGCACTAAGAACTGATTATCTCTTGGAACATATTCACCAGGTTCTGCAACTCGATGTACCTTTTTTCCGTCCACTTCAATTTTTTCAAGAGTAATAACACGCCCTGTAGCTTTGTCTCGCTTAGCAACAAGAGGACCCCAATTTAGGATTTGCTCAACATTTTCCAAACTAATAACATCAGGTTTAACCTTGCCAGCAAACTTAAGAACGACCCATGAAAGGTCGCGTATTTCTTTTTTACGTGGTTGACCGCCAGCAGCTTGCGAATGATGTGTACAGTCTGGGCTTGCATGAAACCAACCCACTTGATAGCCATCACATATTTCAACCGGATCGACTGCGAATACATCTTGAACATAATGCTTAGCATGAGGATGATTAGCTTCATGCATAGAAATAGCTTTAGGGTTATGGTTTACAGCAACATGAACAGGCCTGTTTAGCCCCATCTCTAAACCTGTGCTGGCACCCCCACCACCTGCAAAAAAATCTACGATAATTTTTTCAGAGAAATTCAAGTCAAACTGTGTTTTGAAAGAATGTGTAGCATCAACAAATGTATTCATGCTTCACCGCCCTTATTAAGCTGAATGTAAGTACTACCAAAAAAACGGATCCGACCAGCACGACCCAAACTTTTGATAATTTCTTCGGCATGTGTATAAGTAATACGATGTTGACGAGCTAAAGCTTCTTTAAACTCTTCACGTTTTACTGCCGCATTTTTAGTGTCTGCTTTGATGCGCTCTAAGTTCTCTTCACATTTTTTAATTAATGCACTAAGTGTATGAAGCGCCGGTTCAAACCAGCTCTGGATTATTTGCTGTTGATTTGATAAATTAGTTTGCATATTCATTGGTTTCCGTATTGATGAATTGAAAAGCCTGATCTTGACCATCAGGCTTTTTTAATTTCTAAAATATGTGAATCAGGGTTTACCCCAACACGACCAAGAATTCCCAAGCTCTCCCTTTTCTTCCTATTTTTATTAGCTCTTTCAAGCATTAAGCTAACTTCATGGTATTCACCCATAATTGCTTTTTCTAAAAGGACAATAGCTTGATGTGCATAATCATTCCCTCTAACGTCTGCAATAAGACGCAATCGCTCCATCATGTCGGGGAGCATCTTCAAACGAAGATCTTCTTTTTCAAGGCTCATAAAAAATTCCTTATTCAGCAGCAGCTTTGTGTTTTAGTGGCACTTTGCCTTCAGCTAAATCACGTATTTGGTATTCACGAGCTAATGGGATTTTCTGATCTGGCCATTGATAAACTGCTGAAGGCTCAATGCCTAACTTTCCAGCCAATTCCACACCATTCACCCCAAGCAACTTAAATGCTTCTTCTTTAGTCATAACCACATCCAAAAAGTAAGATTTCTTAGTATTTAATCAAAGAAAACTTACAAAAGCAATATGTAAGATAACTTATATGAATACAGATACTATTGGTCAGCGCATACGTGCGCTCAGACGAGCTAAAAAATTAACTCAAGTGCAATTAGCGAAGATTGCAGGAGTTAGTTCGCCTGCTGTTACGGAGTGGGAAAAAGACAGTTATTTACCCAAAGCAGGTTCGCTAGAGGCAATGGCTAATGCATTTGGAGTTACAACTGAATATATCTTGACAGGTAAAGGTGAAATCCCTGTTCAAGCATCTACAAATGTAGCCCCTGTTCAAGCTCGAATGGCTCCAGTTCTCTCTTGGGTTCAAGCAGGTAACTTTACGAATGTTGAATCTGTAGATATGTCTCAGGTTGTCGAATGGTTTCCATTACCAGATGACTGCGAAAAATGTTTTTACCTAAAGGTTAAAGGTGTAAGTAATGAGCCAGACTTCATTGAAGGTGATTACATTGTTGTAGATCCAACGGTTCATTATTCTGATATGCAATCTGGAGACATCATTGTTGTTAGAAATGATAAAGATGCGACTTTCAAGAAGTTAGTTATTGAATCTGACGGCTCACGATATCTCAAGGCAATAAATCCAAACTTTTATCCAAACATCTTACCAATTGATGAAAATTGTCACTTCATTGGACAAGTGATTGATTCGATGAGATATACATATCGCGCAAAAAGAAGAGTTCGCAAAAGTTAATTAAAGAGAATTATGACCTAATACGTTATATTTACTTAGGAAAAAGAATATTTTAATACCTAGCATGAAGCTATAATTTAAAGTTAAAAATGAATTAATGAGAACACAACACAATATTTTCAAAAAAGGGAATCAAGATATGGAAAAAATTGAAGTTAATTCCCGGAATATTAGCCATGTTCTTTACCAGCATTTCTTATTGACGGTAGTGCTCAGAACAGGTGAAAGGTTTATTTATAGACTTCTTGAATCTAATACATTCAAAGAATTTATTGATTCAAAAGATAAAGATAAATTTTATAGAAGCCATATTGAAGCAAATAAAGAATTTAAGCGGATTCAGCTTTTTGTGTAATTGAAACTTTTTTCTTTTATATTTCTTTTGCTCATAACAAGCTACATCCAACCCACCATGGTGGGTTTTCTTTTATCTATTAAAACATGAAAAATAAGTTATCTTAAAAATAATTTAAGTATTCTTATATTTTTACTTGACTCAAAAACTAAGTTTTCTTATATTTACCTCGTAAACAACAAAAAAGCACACCGACTCTCTTACCTTCCGATGTGCTTTTGCAACTTGCGAGATAAGTATGAAACAAAACACTATCCCTAGTCAAACGACTGCACGCTTATATCAACACCCTACTGTTAAAGAACAGCGCCCTTCTCGTTTCGCAACCATTAAAGCTAATGCAATCGACTTCATAAAGTTTATTGCCCTTTCATTCGTCCTTTGGGTGATTGCTGTAACTGCAGCAACTTGGATGATGGGGGGCTAATCATGAATACTCATTTCAAACCACATCCAGACGGTATTAAAGCCTATATCGGTCATGACCGCTTAACAGGTCTCTACTCTGTACGTGTCGGCTGGACTGTTTATGCAGCTAATGCAAACTGCAGTGTGCTGTACACCGTAAAAGGTGACGTAAAGACACCTTTAAATGTGGAAGAGTTTAAGGCGAAGCGCCCCCAAGTTCTTGCTTCTCTAATGCGAGAAATTGATTTTCAGCGTAGAAAGCAGCTCGCAATAAAGCTACGCGAAACAAACATCCCATCACATGACCGCAAAAACTATAAGCGTTCTCGCGGTTTCACTGGCTCAAGATAAATCTAAAAAAATTAATGAATACTGAATAATGAGGAATGAATAATGAGTATCGCTACCTTAATCCTTGGCCAGTCTGGTACTGGTAAATCTACAAGTCTACGAAACTTGAATCCTCAACACGTATTGTTGATTCAAGTAATCAAAAAACCATTGCCTTTTCGTTCAGCTGGCTGGGCATATATCACACCTGAAAACAAACAGGGTTCTGTGCTTGTCTCTGATAATCCGCAATTCATTATTAATGTGATCAATGGATCTAAACGTCCAATCATCATTATTGATGACTTTCAGTATGTCATGGCAAATGAGTTTATGCGTCGAAGCTCCGAAAAGAGTTTTGATAAGTTCACTGAAATTGGTCGAAATGCATGGGACATATTTAATGCAGCAATTAACACCCACGACCACAAACGTATTTATCTCTTAAGCCATACCGAAGAAGACAGCCAAGGCAAAACCAAGATCAAAACTATCGGCAAAATGCTCGATGAGAAAATCACTCTTGAAGGCATGGTAACTATTTGCCTTCAGACATCAGTAATTAATGATCAATACGTTTTTCAGACCAAGAATAATGGCAATTCAACTGTTAAAGCGCCAATGAATCTATTTGGTGATGACCATATCGAAAACGACTTAAACGCGGTGGATGTTTCAATTTGCGAATTTTATGGCATCCCTAACCCACAAATTCAAGCACAAGCTACTCAGCAATCTTAATTAATGGAGCAATACCCATGACTCAGCAATACAAATCATTTGGCTTTAATCCTGAATCAGCTAAACAAGCAGACACAGGCAACCGCATCGAAGAGCCGGGTAAATATGTTGGCATTATTAAACATATGGAGTTCGTCACTGCAAACTCAGGAACGACAGGTTTTGAAATTGAGTTTGAAACTGAAACAAAACAAACCGCTTCATTGACAATTTATACAGAGAAAGCTGACGGCACCCCACTAAGTGGTGTTCATAAAATTAATGCATTACTCGCTTGTATAGGTGTTAAAGGTCTTACACCGACAAATCGCCAGATCGAGAAATACAATTTCGAATCAGGTAAGCGCGAAATGATGAATTGTGTAGTTGCTCCAGAGGTTGCAAACGCTCGAATTGGGTTCTTATTGCAACGCGAAAATTATCAAAATGGTAAAGGTGAATGGAAATTCCAAATGAATTTCTTCTCTTGTTTCCATGCTCAAAGTGAATTGATGGCCAAAGAATTGCTTGATCGTAAAACAGTTCCTGAAGCTCTACCTAAGTCTTTAGCTAGTTTGATGTCTAACCCGATTACCACTCGTAAACCTAAAAATAATGGCGGTCATCAGCAAAATAATAATTTTGGCGGTGGTTATGGTCAAAACTCAAATAGTGGCTATAACCAAGGTGGATATGGTTATCAAAATAACTATGACGATGTACCGCCACTACTAAATAACGGCCCATCTTATGACGATGACCTTCCTTATTAAATTGGTCTGGAGAAGCCTTTCTAATGTCGAAACAAACTACTCCAGAGTTTCTTTTCGAGCCAAAGCTGCTACCCCAGCAGCTTTTCGAGAAGTTCATTGTTTTCAATGTGAATGCTGGTTACCGCGGTAGAGGTACACCGCACGGCGTTAATCTTATTAAAGGTAATAAAACCACTCTCACGTTGACCAATGAAGGTGTGATGAACAAAGCAGCTCAAGAGCGCTACAAGTTAATGCTTTTGAAGTATTTCAAAGAAGGTCGCTCAGCAATGGATGAGCTGAATCATGAAGTTAAACGTGTTTATAGACAGGTGGCGTGAATGAGTAAAGTTATTGGTGAAGTTAATTTAACGCCCAACAGTATTGAAGGTACACCTGCTGAAGTAGCAGCACATATCTTTCAAAATATTATTTGCCCAAGTACTGAGGAGCTGCTTAAAAATAATCCAGAAGCGGCTAAGGTTTTTGCATACCACATTTTTGGATTAGCTCTTTCTCAGTTTGCTGAGTTTCAATCCACTAAAAATTTTGAGAAAACTGTGAGCGTTACTCTGCATAACTTAGTGTCTCGCTTAAAACAAGAACGAAACGAATTGAAAAGTTAGGGAGTAATAAATGCTATTAACAGTCAACCAGACTATTCAAGTCACCAATTTATCAAAAACTACTATATATAGAATGTTTGATTCAGGTGAACTTAAAAAAGTTAAATTGGGTGGCTCAACGCGTGTTGAACTTTCCAAAGAACTTTATGAGAAGTACAAAGAAAAAATTCAGGCCTTATTTTGATAAGGCCTTTATCTTATTTATGCGACAGCTCTTGCCTTTGCCTCATCTCTTAATCTATCTAGATAGTCGGCCCAAGCTTGCATCATCTCTGCACGTTCTTTTAAATATTTTGTACGGTTGTATGCCCTACCATGCATATCTTTAACTTGGTGCGCAAGTTGCTGCTCTATTCGCTCAATCGGATAGTGAAGTACTTCATCTAATAAAGTACGTGCTGTTGCCCGTAATCCATGACCCGTAGTTTCACCATTTGCAAATCCAAAATTTTTAAGCCTTTTATTTATAGTTGATTCACTAATAACAGGATTTCCCTTTTTCATTGAAGCAAAGACATACTTTGTACTTCCTGTTAAGTTGTAGAGCTTCCTTAAATACTCAACTACTTGCGTAGCTAAAGGAACTATATGTTCCAGTTGAGTCTTGTTTTGTGTCTTTGGTGGTGTGTATGCCCAAAGGCCTTTTTCTAAATCTATATTTTCCCATTCCGCCCAACGCAGTTCACCTGGACGAACAAAAACATAAGGCAATATTAATGTGGCGAAGTAAACGATGATTGAGCCATTAATATTTGGTTCTGATAAATCT